GCCGGCGAGGACTGATCCCCTGCGAACTTATCCGGTGCGCACTTATCCCGTGCGAACTTATCCGGTGCGAACTTATCCCGTGCGAACTTATCCGGTGCGAACTTATCCGGTGCGAACTTATACGGTGCGAACTTATCCGGTGCGAACTTATACGGTGCGAACTTATACGGTGCGAACTTATCCGGTGCGGACTTATCCCGTGCGAACTTATCCGGTGCGGACTTATCCCGTGCGAACTTAAAAAAAGCCGTTTCACAGAACACCATTGTCCCCGAAGGTGAACTAATAGTCTGGAAAAAACTACAAGATGGATTAATCGCAAAACTACTGATCCCTGCAAAAGCCAAAAGAGTTAACGCCATTGGTTCAAGGAAGTGCCGCTTTGAATACGCTAAAGTGCTGATGATTTTTGACGGTGCAAAGAGAGTAAAGACAGGTAAAGGACAACATAACGGAGATTTTATTTATACCGTTGGCGAAACAGTCTATCCTGATAATTTCGACCCGTCACCGCTTATCGAATGTTCAAACGGGATTCACGCTTTTATTACCAAAGAAGAAGCTAAATCATACTGAAATGAACAACTTTCTGATAATAGTAATTGCAATAACCATTATTTCTCTGATAGGGATAATAAGGTTATTCTGGAAAGGTAAAAAGGAAGCTGACAGACATCCGATGCCGACAACCTTTGAGGATATAAACCTCAATAGGAAAATAGACAGGATAATGTATAAGGAGTTCCGTAAGAAAGCGGAGTTTAAGGACTATAACGATGAAGACATTGACCAGAGTTTTATGAACGGATTAGCAATATAAAATTATGAAACAACTTAAAGACTTTTTCTGCCCACAGGACAAATGCCTTTTCGATAAGAGCATTGCCTGTCCTGACATTGATAATTGTGAATGGTGTCAAGTGTGGATTAGCCTTGATGCTCGCAAGAAGCTCAAGGAGCGTGACCGATACCTCAAGTGTATTGGCATGGTTGCACTTCTGGGGTTCATCCTTTTGGTTTCTATCAGTGGATTCCTTTACCTTAAATCTCAGGGGTTATGATAAAGTTCATCATTCTTGCAAAGGTCTGCTCAATCCTTCATTTGGATTATAACGATGTTATTAACTCTGGTAGGCAGAAAGCTGAATGGGTATGGGCGAGGTATCTATGTTGCTACTTTGCCCGGATGCACAAACAGGGAAGCTATAAAGCCATTGGTGAGTATTACGGCAACCTGGAACACGCAACGGTGATGTATGCGATAAGAGTTGTTAATAATGAGATTGAAACTAACAAGTTCCGGCGCATGGAGTTTGAGGAGATAAGGATTGCACTGGAAGAACGGATACCCAAAGGAGAAAAACCGATTAAGGACAACAGCGACTTCTACTGCCAGTCCGTTGATGCAACAGAAGAAACATTAAAATATCAAAGTCCGGTAATAGTATGAAAACAGCAGAATTAAGAAAGATAATTGAAGATGTTTGCGATTATCTTGATAGCAAAGTAAAATCAGGGATGGAATTAGGTGAGGCGTTGGAAATAAGTAATCAATTAAACGCACTCGGAAGAGCATTGAATTATATTGATTCCTCTGAATACGCCTCCGAAGCCCAGGCAAATAATGAAGCCATTATAGCCAAGATGGAGGAAATTGATAAAGCAAAAGATGAACTAATTAATCTTTGCGAGGCTCCTCAATATAATGAAATTATACGTGCAAAAGAATTTAAAAAACGTGCTATTGCAGTTCTTGAGCAGGAGTTACAAACATTAAAAAATAAATAAGATGGAAAGACCAATATTAATGTCAACTCCAATGGTTCAGGCAATCATGGACGGGAGAAAGACACAGACAAGAAGGATTGTAAAGCCAGCGAAAAATGCAACCTGTTTTGATATTGCTATGAATAAAGACGGTTCAAACAAATGGCCTCGCAATTTAGACGCTGATGAGAGGTTTATATCAGATATGAAATGCCCTTACGGCAGTATAGGTGATGTTCTATGGGTAAGGGAAACATGGAATAAGGTATCATTCCCGGACGGAACAACGGCACGTAAATTAGAGTTTGTTTATAAAGCAGACAAGGGGTCTGGTCTATTAACGGCCAAGTGGAAACCTTCAATTTTTATGCCGAAAGGAGCCTGTCGGATAAGGCTTGAGATAACCAATATCAGGGTTGAGAGATTACAGGATATATCGGAAAGTGATTGCGTAATAGAGGGAATACAGGGAGATTATCCTTATTTGATTAGTAATTATTTTTCTTTATGGTCAAAGATAAACGGGAAAGAATCTCTTGATTTAAACCCCTGGGTATGGGTAATCTCATTTAAATCCCTCGTAAAGTATTGAGTAATAATCACTAAATAGAAAGCAATGGCAACACCAACAAAAACTCAACTCAAGAAAATTGCATTTATGCACAGTGCTGGAGTTTTAATGGCTACGGAATCATTAATAGCTTTTTCAGGTAGCGGATTAACAAATGACGAAATGGCATATATTGATAAGACAATTAATAAAATAGCCCTAAAATTACTCAACGGGAATACGCCTATATTTGATGCCAATGAGATTGTAAATAAAGTACTAAGTGAATAGCAATTAAACAATAGAAAGAAAGATGAAAACCAATTATTGGAATGAAAATCGAAAAGATAATATGTTGCACTTAGTAAGAATATTCTTATGGATCGTATGGTCTGGATTAGTGTTATACATTTTTATTCTAGCGTTTAAATAATAATAGCAATGTGCAAGCAGGGAGAACAATCTCAGATGGTAGTAATAGGCAATGACGGCAAAGAGAAGATTGCCTATGTCGATAATTGCATTTACGGATTAGTTAAATGTTTAAATGATGCAGGTTTTTTAACGAAGGCTTCTTGTTGTGGACACGGTAAAGATATTGGAATCATTAGTCTTCAGGACGGCAGGGAACTAATAATTGCCAAAGACTATGAGACAGGAATGAACTTAATTAATTTATTAAACAACAGAAAGAAAGATGAAAGATGAAAATATTTATGGCCCCGGAGATGATGATTATGGGCGTGATAAATGGAAAAATATGGATGTTGAGAAAATAGTTAACACAATCAAGGAATCCTTAGATAAACCGAAACATATCAAACCGGGATTGTATGCGATATTATATTCTTACCTCAAAGACATTGCAAAAGAATATGGATATAATTTGTTAATCAACGGAAGTATGAATAGAGACCTTGATCTGGTTGCTGTCCCGTGGGATGATCGTTGCTGTTTTACGAAAGAGCAATTAATGATTGGGGAATTTCAAGAGTATTTAACAGGAATAAGAATAACAGACCAAAAGGGAAATTTTTGTTACAGAGAACTCCCTGGCAATAGACATTCTTATATCATAGACCTCAATCGTGGAGATAGAAAAGGAGAATGGATAAGATTTGAGGACAGCCAATACTACTTGGATATATCCGTAATACAACTAACAAAGTAATAACATGAAAACAAAAGAACAGATAATTGAGATACTGAAAAAGTATAAGCCATTTGTCGGATGGGATGAGGATAACAGGAAGTGTTATGGCAATATAGAAGATAAATATTTTCAGTTTATTGCCGATGAGATTCTGGCAGTTGAGCCAAAGGAAGTGACGGCAGAGGAAATAATCAAGCAAATTGACAAGGACATTGAGAAGCCCTTAGTTTCTGCTCAGTTTGGTGATATGTGGAAATCTCATGCTATTGACAATTATAATTTTCCCGAGGTTGTTAATATAGCATGGAAACAAGGGAGAAGGGCTATTTTACTCGAAAGAGCATTAAGGAATTATCTAGGGATAAATCTAAGAGAAGAACTTTTGAAATTTTGTGATTTCAAAGACACCATGAAAAGAGTGTATGATTTATCCGAAAAGACGTTGCTTGTTAAACAATACCTAAAGGATGATGAGCCTTACGCTGAATTTGTAAAGGGTTGCCCGAATAAAGAAATCAATCCTGATAAATGCGTATGGAGGGGAAACACCTGTTTTCTTTGTGATGAACCTATTAGTCAGCCTCACAGCGAGATAAGCGATAAAGAAATAAAAGACTTTATAATTTCGATTGCCAATAAGCATAATTCTATCAAGATAGGCATGGATGAAATAGTAGATTATGTTAAGGGATGGCTTAAATCTCAACTCTCCGGCAAACAGCCAGCCGATAATTTGCCAAGCGATAAAGATATTGAGGCATGGGCAAAAGAAACCTATCCTAATGAATCAGTTGTAAGAACATTGGAGGATTTAGAAAAAAGCAATTCTATTTCTGATATGAGAGTTGGTGCAATAATTGGCGCAAAGGCACACAGAGACGGTAAAATAACTAAGAAAGGGTGAATATGAAAAAGAGAATAATGGATAAAACAAACATTGAAGATATACTGGATTTCTTAGAAGGTAATCTTGAGCCCTTTGATTTTCCAGCATATACTTATATTGAAACTGATTTAACTGATAGTCCTAAATATATCAGAGAAGATATTGTCATCCAAGCAATGAAAGAATATACTCCGCAAAATCAACCCGATTTGCTCACCGATGAGATGATTGAGAAAGAAATTGGCAAAATACTTGAAATTGTAATGCCAGATGATGATTATGGGCGAGAGATCAATTCATAGATGTTGAAAGTGCTATTATAGCAGCAAAAGCAATGAGAGACGGTAAAATAACTAAGAAATGAATAAAAAAGACAGACAAATAATCTTTGATAAGTTCGGCGGTAAATGTGCCTATTGTGGGTGTGATCTTGAAAAGGGTTGGCACGTTGATGAATTAGAACCCTGTAAAAGAAAATTTAAATATGTCAATGCTCATTGGAAAAATAAGGTAACGGGAGAAACTTCTATTTCAGGTCATTGGATACGCAATCAGAGTGATTGGATTTATATAAAAGCCAAGCACATTCCCGATGGTTGTATGTTTCCAGAAAGGCTTACAATAGAAAATCAGATGCCAGCCTGTGCGAGTTGTAATATCAATAAACATTCACTGAGCCTCGAAGAGTTTAGGTCATTAATTCAAGGCTTTATGAAACACCTTAACGAACTCAATACTCAATATAAGATAGCAAAGAGATACGGACTTGTAAAAGAAGATATAAAACCAATAGTATTTTATTTTGAATCACAAATAACTAAGAAAGGGTAATATGAAAACAGCAATTTTAAAAAAACAGGAATTTGAATGGATTTCATTCAATGATTTTATTGAAGAGATAAAAAATACAACGGATAAAGCCGGATGGGTGAGTTATCTTCCGTGGCATGGTATGTTTCACGGTTTACCATTTACTCATGAAACTGATAGTATATATCTAATTGGTTACGGAGACGGGTCGTTAGTCCGTTTCTCAAATAAGGATGTATTATGTTTTACAAAAGAAAATGAACCATTCCTACTTAGACATCCATTGGCAAAATTTATTGATTTTAAAAGTCAGCCCGATTTGCTTACCGATGATATGATTGAGGAGTGGGCCGAGAAAGAATATGGATGTCCCGGAACAATGGCTAATCATGCAAATAGAGAAGTTAATATTGCAATAAAAGCCATGAAATGGGCAAGGGATCAGCAAAGGATAAACCTGAATTGGGTAATTTCTTCATTAGATAATATTGTAACCGCTATGAAGTGTGATTATGAAAATCATGAGAAGGTCAATCCTGCCTCAATAGCTGGATTGAATACCGTAATTGAATACTTAAAGCAGTCAGGCAGATGAACAGTAACGAACTAACATCATTAATAAACATTCACGGGGTTATCAAAGGCAAGAATAAGCACGGCGAACCCTGCGAGGTACATGGAAGGATTAAGGAGTTTGACGATAAATGGATATGGTTTGAGGGCAATGAGGGAAACTGTTATCTGTTCAAACGTGCCAGGGTGAAATTTATGCAGAAGGATCTGCCGGATTAAATATTAACTAAAACTTAAAACTATGGATGAGCATAAATGTAAATCATGCGGAACAACCCAAAGTAATGAATGGCACGGAGAAGAAGTGAGTTTTATGGGATTTAAGCGGTGGAATTGGTATTGCAAGTCCTGTAAATACAAATCATTTGTTTCGATGGTTAATTCAAGCCCCGAATTGCAGAATAGATATAAAGCTATTTACGGCAAAAGCGTAGAGGAAGTTATAAATGATCTTCCTAATTAAACAGGTGTGAGAACATGGGGTGCGGTCAGGTCACTCCTTTAGGTTGGGAATACTCTGATTCCTGGCGTGATCCCTGCGACACCTGAAGCCCTTCAACCGAGGGGCTTTTTTTGTGAATAAAATTATTTGTGTATGTCAGTGTGATATATTACATTTGCAAAAATGAAGGCTTCTGCAATTCATACTAATCCCGGCAATCCCCGTATTATCAAAGACGAAAGGTTTAAAAAACTCGTAAAATCTATCAGTGAATTTCCGAAGATGATGGAGTTGCGTCCTATTGTCATCGATTCCGAGGATATGATATTGGGCGGAAATATGCGATTTAAGGCTTTACAGGAGCTGAAGTATAAAGACATACCTGACCAATGGATTAAGCGGGCAGACGAGCTGACAGAGGCAGAAAAGCGCAGATTTATCATTGAGGATAATATTCCCTTTGGAGAATGGGATTGGGATACTCTCGCTAACGAATGGGATCAGGCTGAGTTATTGGAATGGGGACTGGAGATACCTGACTTTGTAGGACAGAAACTTGAAGCACAGGAAGACGATTATGAGATACCCGATGAGATAAAGACGGATATTGTGCTTGGCGATCTGTTTGAGATAGGGCAACACCGGTTATTGTGTGGAGACACAACCATTTCTGATGATATTGAAAAATTAATGGGCAATCAAAAGGCAGACCTTGTATTAACAGATCCTCCGTATAATGTCGATTATACAGGAAAGACAAAGGATGCCATGAAGATCAAAAATGACAAGAAGGACGATAATACTTTCTTTTTGTTCCTTTATAACTCCTTCATATCCATGATGTTAAATACTAAACGGGGGGGGGTATTTTATGTATGGCACGCAGATAGCGAGGGATTTAATTTCAGAAGGGCAATGAAAGAGGCAGGGATTACAGTTAAGCAATGCCTGATTTGGGTTAAAAATTCAATGGTAATGGGACGGCAAGATTATCAATGGAAACACGAACCCTGTTTATATGGATGGATTGAGGGTGCATCACATCATTGGTTTGGAGATAGGAAGCAGACAACGATTTTGAATTTTGATAGACCACAAAGAAATGCCGAACATCCTACAATGAAACCTGTGGCTTTATTCGCTTATCAGATATTAAATAATACAAAGGAAGGAGATCTCGTATTGGATGGATTTGGGGGAAGTGGCACAACAATGGTTGCCTGTCATCAACTAAAACGCATTTCATATTTAAATGAATTTGATCCAAAATATTGTCAGGTAATACTGGATAGGATGAGAAAACTCGATCCTAATATTGAGATAAGGAAGAACGGAGTAATATGGCAAGACCAAAAACAATCATAGATTGGGTGAAGGTCAACAAGTATCTTCAGGCTCAGTGTGACGGCACTGGGATAGCTGGTTTATTAGGCATATCAGCAGACACATTATATCGTGCCTGTCAGGAAGACCATAAAATGGGTTTTGCGGAGTATTCTGCACAAAAGAAAGGTGAAGGCAAGGAGTTATTACGGGCAAAACAGTTCAGTATTGCAATGGAGGGAGATAAGACAATGCTTGTATGGCTCGGCAAGCAATATCTCAATCAGAAAGACAGGAATGAGTTAACAGGGAATGACGGAAAGGATCTAATACCAACGATAATATTTAAGAATTTCTCGGATGATTGACACTGAATCTCAAATCGGTGTTTCGCTAAAATTCAGACCCCTATTTAAGTTATATGATGAAAACTATCATCACGAGATTGATACGGTAATAATCACCGGAGGGAGATATTCGCTTAAATCTTACACAGTTTCAATATTTGCATTGATCGCTTTAGTGCGATATGGCTGGAATATTCTTTACACCCGTTATACAAATATGTCCCTTATCGATTCCGTTAAGCCAGAGGTGAGTGATAAGATTGAGATGCTTGGTTTATCCGGCACAGTACACGACACGACAACACATCTGGAGTTTAATGGTAGTCGGATCTCATTCAAAGGTATTAAAACCGGCTCATTAGGTCAGACAGCAAACCTCAAATCATTATCAGGCTTCAATGTGTTTATCAATGACGAAGCAGAGGAACTACCGGATTACAAGACCTTCAAAAAGGTGTTCTATTCGATGCGTTCCATAACAAAGCGCAACCTGACAATATTAATACTTAACCCGACAACAAAAGAACATTGGATCTTCAAGGAGTTCTTTGAGAAGAAAGGACTGAAGGGAGGTGACAACTGCATCAAGGATAATGTCATGTACATACATAGTAGTTACCTGGATGCGGATCAGAACCAGATACCAAAGAACATACTTGCTGACTATAACCGTCTGAAGGTTGACGATCCAAAGGAGTACAACAATATAGTTATGGGTGGGTGGATAAGCGAGCTGGAGGGTCAGGTATTTAGTGAGGGTTCACTCAAACGGTATAGAGACTTGCCGGATAACATGGAATATTTTACTATTGCTTATGTTGACAGTGCAGATGAAGGGAAAGATCATTTTGCTATGCCGATAGCCAGGGTGTACGGTAACAGGGTGTATATCATTGACTGCATTTTCGACCAGGAGAACCTTACTATTCAGGAAGGGCAAGTAATAGGTAAGGTCAAGGAACACCGTATTAGCACCCTTGCCATTGAGACAAATAGTTTCGGGGCGTATTTCAGCAGACGGATAAGGGAGTTATTGCCGGAGGTGGAAGTATTTGGTATGTTCAGCAAAACAAATAAAATGGGGCGGATCCTTGCCAATGCCGGACTAATCAAAGCGTACTTTTACTTTCCTGAAAAGCCAAACCCTGCGTTACAGAAGTTCATGGATCAGACTGTCAAGCTGCTCAAAACAGATAAAGAGGAAGATGATGCAGCCGATAGCCTGAGTGGACTAAGTGCTTACCTTGAGAAGTATTTACAATTATTCAGAGAAATAGAATAAATACTTTAATATATTAAGTTCTGTTACGTTAAAACATAAATAATATTAAGATATGGTCTATACAGCCCTTGAATATTCCCGTCATTACCGATTCAGAAATAAGTTTATTTCTGTCAGATCAGTACTGAGAAGATGCGAAAATAAACAACTTCCAAAGAATCATATTCCTTATAAGTTGCCGGTAGTTAAGAACGGCGCATGGGTAATCGAAGTCAAAGAGTCTGTTTGATTTTGTCGTAAACTAAGACAGCAAGGTATATCACTGTGATATATTATTCAATTATGCTTTATACCTTCGAAGCATAATTATAATTATTAATGAGCTGGGATTTTTTTCCTTTGTCTTTATTTTCAGGGCGTGGCTCAGTCAGCCGAAATACCACTAACTCATTCAGTTACCAGTTCCTTGTCGATCAACCGGCATGGTTATCACTTTCCAAACCATCAGAGTTTCGTCTGGCAGTAGCCACAAACCCAGTGCTTTACGGGTGTATTGACATACTTGCAAGTGCAGCAGCCAACGGGAAAAAGTATCTGGTTGACATGAAGGGCAAGGAAGTACCCTGGGATAGTAACAAGACAGCAGTCAAGGCAGCAAGGAAGCTCTTTCTTGAACGGCCTAACCCTATTCAATCATTCAAGGAGTTCGAGTATGAACGGGCTTATATGTTCTTCACATTCGGTAATAACTATGTTTACCTGAACAACCCGTTAAACACGATTGATACAGACATACTCAATGTTCGGGCTTTGTATAATCTTCCCTCCGAGTTCGTCACAGTAAGACAGACGGGTAAGATATATGACCAGATCGACATTAAAGGGATCATTTCGTCTTATTCACTGACTAATTATAACCCGGCAAAAGAGTTTGACCCGTCAAAGATCATTCACTTTAACGATATCAACACCTCAGATGTAGGCACTTCAATTATCGGTTCTTCCCGTCTTGAGGCCCTTAAATACCCTATTCAGAACACAACCCTTGCCTTTGAAGCAATGAACGTGCTGTTAAAGAACAGAGGTATGCAAGGAATTTTGAAAGCAAACAACAAGGATGCAACAGGAACACAGATCATGCTGGGTGACGCACTGAAAAGAGATGTTGACGCAACATTCAAAACTGAGTACGGAATAAGGGACAGTCAAAAACAGTTGTTAGTCACCTACGCCGATGTGGAGTATCAGAAGACGGTAATGAACGCAGAGGAGCTGGGGATATACAAGGAGTTCAGCAATAACGCAATGATCATCAGTAACGGCTTTAAGATACCTCCTGAACTTTATAAAACCTACATGGAGGGTGCAACATTTGAGAATCAGGCACAGGCAGTTAGGAGGCTTTATCAGGACACAGTGATTCCAAAGGTAGAGAATGAGGATCTGTATTGGACTGAAAGATTAAAACTAAGGGATTATGGCATAGAGCTAAGGACTGACTTTTCACACATACCCGCACTTCAGGACGCATTTAAAGAGAAGGCAGCAGCATTGAGTATGAACAGTTCAAGTGCTGACAAAGCCTATCAGAGCAATATAATCACCTGGAATCAATATCTGGAGATTATGGACCTTGAACCGATAGGACCGGAAGGCGATAAATACAAATATCAAAGGACGGATATTAACCCGCAACCAACACAACCAATAATTCCAGCAGTATGAAAAAACTAACTGAGGAAGAAATAAAGAAACTGAAAGCCCTGAAGCAGAAGGGTGTTAAAGAGCTGATTAAAAAGTAAAGATATGGAACGCTACGGTAATATGGAATTTGCAACAAAGAAGGAGTTATATAAATTCCTTGCAGAGAATAAGGACAAACTGATAGCTCAGAAAAAAGCCGTTAAGAAAGAGGTTGATTGCCCTGTTATTGTTGCTCCTATCCTTGTTACCGATCACAAAAAGACAGCAAATAAGGCTGAAAGTCCCATTGTCGATCCAGTCAATCTGGATAGTCTGAAGGTTGTTTGTATCATCAATACTACAAATTTTCTCGACTCACACATGGATGTTCACCTACCGGGACTATGGAATAAGAGCCTTCAGGAGAATAAGATGATCATGCACCTTCAGGAACACGATATGGAGTTTGATAAGATCATAGCAGACGGGAAGGATTTGAAAGCCTATGTAAAAACCTTTAGTTGGTCTGAACTTGGCTATCCATACAAAGGCAATACGGAAGCATTAGTATTTGAGTCTAATATCCTTCGCAAACGCAATGAGTTCATGCTTAATCAGTATGCTAATGGTTGGGTAAATTCTCATAGTGTAGGGATGTATTACTCAAAGATGGATATGGCAATCAATGATGAAGAAATGCCAAACTACTTTGAAGCATGGCAGAAGTACTATCCTCAGATAGTTAACCCGGATATGGCAGACGAAAAAGGTTATTTCTGGTATGTACTTGAAGCCAAATGTGTAGAGGGTTCAGCCGTACCAATTGGCAGTAACACAGCGACACCAACATTAAATGTTGATAAAGATATTAAGGGTGAGAAGCCGTTGAAAGACACTTCAAACCCTTTAGAGCCGGATGTTTCCACTCTGAAAATTGATTACAAAGAATTAAGAAACGAATTAAAAAAACAATTTAAAAAAGCATAAAATGAACGAAAAAGAACTTTTGATGCAGGAGATAAAAAACCTTATCACCGACTCACAGAAAGAGGGTGTAAAGAAGGCTGATCTCGAAAAAACTATCAATGATCTCAATGAGAGAATTGCGAAGTTAAGCAAACCGGAAATTGATTCACTTCCTGAAACAGTGAATAAACTTATTGCAGAACAGGCAAAATTAACAGCAGCCGTTAACGCAATGAATGAATCAGCAAACAAAAAAGACGCTGAGAGACCTTTGACATTCAAGGAAGCCCTTGTTGAAGCATGGAGAGAAGCTGCAAAGAACAGACCTGACCTGATCACCGAGAGAAATGACGACAACGGCAAGAGACTGTCAGCACTTGACTATTTCAAGAAACTTGGTAATAAGAACACCCCTGAGATGGTTGTGAAGACCGACATGACCGAAGCAAACATTGTCCAGAGCAACGTGGCAACTGTCAGACTGACCGATCTTGATCCTAAGAGAGTAAGTGTTCCTTTGACAATCTATCCTCATGTACTTGACTGGATGCCCGTGAAAGGTGTTCCGGCTGGTAAGAAATATATGAGCCTCCTGGTTGTTTATTCCTATTCTGACGGAGCAGGGACCAAGACACAGGGGTCAACCGCAACAATATCCAGCTTCCTGTTCAAGACTGTCGAGTTCGTATGTGCAACCATCGGAACAAAGTTCAGACTTACCGATGAATCACTTGACGATCTTCCTGAAGCAATGGAAGAAATCGCACTTGTAGGCCCTTCAAAGATCAAAGATAATATCGACTATCAGATCCTGGGTTCAGCCGGTGATGACACTGCAACAATAAAAGGTCTGTTCGCTGCTTCTAAGCACACTGACTTTGCCGGTTCAACAACCTATGCTGACACAATCCCAAATGCAAACGAGATTGATGTTATCGCAACAATGAAACTCCAGGCAGCAGCAAGCAACTACAAACTGACTGATGTGGTTATGAGTCCGACAGATGTTCACAAGATCGCTGCTCTGAAAGACCAGCTTGATAACTCGATCTTTGACCGTAGAGTATCATTTGATTCACTGGGCAACCCTGTTGCAATATGTGGACTTCTGATCAGGGAGAACGCACAGATGACAGCCAATACACTTGTAGGAGTTGACCGCAATATGTTACAGATCGGGGACCGCAAACAAATGACAATGGAAGTAGGGTATGACGGCAACGACTTCACTGAGGGCTTCAAGACTGTTCGTATCAATGTCCGTCTGGCATTTGGTGTCCGTGATCCACTGGCAGTAATCTACTGCTCTGACCTGGCACAGGGTGTTTCAGATATTACTGCTTAATTAAAAAAGGTAAGCAAATGAAAAAAGTTATCTTCATTCTCATACTGATTGCCATATCGGTAGTCAGTATGGCTACTAAAGTAAATAGATCAACAGTAATAAGGACTGGGAGTAATCAACCCTATGCACTTTCTCTGGGATCAACTGACTTTGTAGAAGCAAATGATACTCTGGATATTGCCATTGACAATAAACAGAAGTTTATGCAGCATTTTGTGTTTACTACCACTCTGACAACTGTTTCCGGTTCTCCATCTGTAAGTATTGAGGCATGGGGAAAGGTCAATTCGGGGGATTCTTGGGTACAGATAGGATCAACAAACACATGGACCAGCTCATCAAATAACCCTGTTACAATTAGCTCCACTACTCCGGCAAACTACAATTATCTGCTTCTCAGATTTATTGCCAGCGGAGCCACTCAGAAAGCGAAAGTGTCAACCTTTGAATTACATACATCAAATGTTTATGACATACCAGCTAACTCTGGAACATTGACTGTATCAAGGGCAACATCCGGCACTGTGACTATACAAGTAGCTGACGACAACTCTAATGCAGCAGCCGTTTACCGTGCTGGTGGCACAGGAGCTTTGACACTTGGCGCCGCTACGGGTACAACCTCAATCACATCAAGCGACTGGGCAATAAGCGCAGCTGGTAATATGACAGGGATAGGCACAATAGCAGCAGACGGTAAGTTCACAGGAACAGCCGGACTGACACTGTCAGGATCATCTAATCTTAATGTAGTGGGTGACGGAGATAGTATCATACTTAATGCTTATCAGGGCGGGAAAATGCTTGACGCAAGGGTCGGAGGAGCGACTAAGTTCTTTGTCGATTCATCCGGTAACGCAGTAGCACAGGGGTATGTTAATGCAGTGGGTGGTATCTATCTACCTAACGCATCGCCTGTAATTTGGGCAAAATCCGGTCCCGTCAATGCCGCAACCGTTGGAGGTGACTCCGCCGGTGTAGCAGCTCGCAGATACTGGGTAGAGATTTACATTCCTTATAATGTGACACTGACAGGAGTATCGTATCTGGTTGGATCTGTTGGAGGCACTGACTCAGTAGTAGTTCAGCTTTGTAACTATGCAGGTACAGAGGTAGCAACATCCAGGGCAGTAGGCACAGCAGCTGCACTGGTAGGCACAGCAGCACAGTTTCAATCTGTTCCGTTCTCATCTACTTATGCAGCCACAGCAGGAAAGTACTTTGTAGCTATCCAGCTCAGTGGTACAACTGCAAAACTCAGGACTCATTCTATTACAGGGTGTAAGTTCATAGCCGGTTCAGCAGGTGGTACATGGGGAACTAAAGCAAACATAACGCCTGGATCGACTTATACAGTAGGGAAAGCACCGTTCTTAATGACTTACTAATGGGCTATAATAAGAAAAATGGAAGTTTTAAGCAGTGGCTTGCGGATCGTAAAGGGTCCGCAGCCCTTCTTAATAATGATGCAGAGGATTCACAGAAACCTTCAGCACCAAAAGAGAAAAAACCGAGAGCAAAAAAGGCTAAAAAATGAGCTTTATTGACAGCACATATTTTGTAGGGGAGATAAACATTCCTACCCTTCCGACAAGCGATACATCATTGACGGATGCCATTACTCAGTATGAGAAAGAGATTCTTATTTCACTTTTGGGGTATAAACTCTATTCCCTGCTGATCGCTGACCTGTCAAATGGAATACCACAGACACAGAAATACCTTGATCTGGTTAATGGCAAGGAGTTTACCCATACTTACGGAGGAGTGGATTATACTATTAAATGGGAAGGGCTTAAAAATACTGCTTTACAATCTCTGATCGCTTACTATGTCTTTTTCAAATATGTTGAAAGGGACGTAACCCGTCTTTACGGATCGGGAGTAAGCATGGCAAGCGAAGGACAGGGATGGGTACGGGCAGATTCAAGGTTCAAACTCATTGCAGCATGGGAACGAATGAGAGAGTTGTACGGTAAGATACCGGCTGAATACAAACCCATTTACACCCGTCCGATAATAGGAACTAATCTTCCCTGTGCTTTCAATACTGATCCTTCAGCTTATAATTTTCTCTACACAAATAAAACAGATTATCCGGATTGGATCTTTACACCTATCTGGAATATTAACGCATTTGGAATTTAATACATAAAACAATGGCAAACGAAATAAAAATGATGTCAGGTTCCGGGGGAAGCAGATTATATGAAGGAGCAGCAACCTATAAGACTGCTGATGGATCGCTTAACCCAGGAACACGGTCAATCTACATTAGGGCAGATCAGGCAGCAATGATTACATCAATGAAGGTTGGTGGTGCTGCTTTGGCACTCAAGCCGGTTGGGTCAAGTCTGCTGGCAGGGGATTTCTTCACTTTCTCTGACGAGATCACTGAGATTGTTATCGCAGGGGGATCATTCATTGGCTATCAGGATAAAATAAACTAAAGCCATGCCAGGGATTGGGCCAAAAGTCGGCATCGGCGTTAATCGCAACAGGACAGGATCGTTGAGTAGTTACTGGACGCAACAAAATGTATTTGATTGTCTCTGGTGGAAGTCTGCACCGGTAGATGGGAAACTCAAAGATATCTCCGGCAATGGTAATGATATTATAATAACCGGTTGCGATTTCACAACTCCATATATTCCCTATACTTCTTCTGCCACCTTTAAGATGCCAGAAGTCACAGCACTTAAAACAGATGACACTGACGGGCTTTGGTGGAAGACAGATGATTCAGCAAGAGGCGCAGATAAAACAAGTATTGCTGAACTTGTTGGTTATGACTTTGCCAGAACAATCATCTGGTATGATGATGCCAGCCCTTATCACATCAGGGCAATAGGATTACTTAAAAGTTCAGTTTCATTAACAACTGCACAGAAAAATAAACTCAGGGATTCATTCAGGCTTTCCGTTTGGTGGGATGGTACGCTTTCGATGTATGGTTATATCAAAGGTAATAGGGCAGAAAGTCAATCGGTATGGGTTCCTGAAAGTGTTGTACCTGCTCAGTTCTCAGATTCAAACGCCGTTGCATGGTATGATTATACTGCTTCAGCAACTATAACTAAAGACGGTTCTAATCTTGTTTCAAAATGGGCTGATAAAAATGGATCGGGAAGGGATTTGAATGTTGCTTCTGGATATGTTAAGCCATTAGCACAGGTATCAGGTATTTTATTTTCGAGTACAGGTGCAGGAACGAAATTAGAAGCATCATTTACTTTAAATCAACCTGAATTTATTTATGCTGTAATAAAACAAGTAAGTTGGGGAAGCGGTCAGACGATTTGGGATGGTGCAACACGCAATACCTCTTTATTATTCGGAAGCGGAACAACCCCGAAAGTCGCTGTTTATGCTGGTGGATCATTAGCTGATACTGGTGGACTTGTATTAGGAGAATATCATATTGTTAGGGTATTACTTAATGGGGCAAGTTCAAAACTTCAGATAGACGAAAATACAGCAACAACAGGAAATGCAGGAACATCCAATATGGGTGGATTTACGCTTGGTGACAGGGCTGCCGCCGATTCATCATGGGCTGCTAACTTCGAGGTAAAGGAAATACTTATAAGAAAGGTTGCTGATGATAGCACCGTTCAGTCAACAATCTATAATTATCTGAAAACAAAATACGGTTTATGAAAAATCTTACTCCTGATATATCCTCTGCCGATTTTGCAACTGTGGTCAATGCTCATCTTGCTGGAGCAAGTAAGTCGCTTCCAGGTACAGCCGATGCAGCATATTTAACAACACTAAACGGTGCGTTTGATGGTTCGTTTACCCCTCTTGCAATAGGTCAGCATGGGGCAAGTTTTTATAATAATCTTAAAGATGGTTTGCGTAACTCAACTTTCAGCCTGAAATACTTTGATGAAAATATATCCGGTCTTTCTGCTGTCCCGGCTAATGCGCCATTTGCTCATTATTTTAACGGTAAGACTTATATTGCTTATGCAGGAGCAACCGATCACCCTTACATATTAACCTATAATCATTCGACTAAAGATTTTTCTACACCTATTAGGTGTGGTACTAATCCAAACCCACAGGATAGACACCAGCAACCGACCTGTTTTGTTGATAAAGACGGTTATATTCACGTTTTTCACGGATGCCATAATTCACCTGTTCTTTACTCAAGAAGCACCAACGCCGAAGACATATCGGCGTGGACGGTTAAATGGACTGATGTAACTTCTCCTATCGCAAGCGGTACATATCCAAAGGTTTTCCAGAAAAGCAACGGAACAATTTATTTATTCTATCGCAATAGCGTAGCGCATCATTGTTATCGAACATCATCTGATGGAGGTAATACATGGAGCGAAGAGGTTGTTGTAATTCAGAACTATTACAACTATGGCAGTATTGCAATGGTGAATGATATTATCTATTGCACATTTGCTTATGCTGCTTCATCCGGTGCTTATGATAGAAAAAATATAGTCTATTTCTATTGTGATATAAATGGGGTTTGGAGGAATATAAGCGGAACAGAGAAGACGCTTCCAATCAATCCAAGTGACTGTCTTGTTTTTGATGTTGGATCACTATCAACAAGTGATCCGTCAATCTCAATATTTGGCGGTTCGCCTTATCTCGCATGGGGGGTAATTGACGAAAGTAATCCAAGTACCATAACCTATAAGTTTGCTAAATGGGGCGGTGCTTCGTGGACGGTTATAACGGTGACGAGCGGAGCAATAGGTTATGTATTTGCAAGGGCAACAATAGATGTTATCAGTGCCTCAGTTATTCATGTTTATATCAATAAGGAAACAAGTGTTGAGAAATGGATAAGCAGTGATGGTGGTGCAACATGGAGCAAATCAGAAACAGTGATTTCGAGTGCTTCAGCCTTTATTGAAGGTGGTATTATTGTCAGGGATGGACTAAGGGAAGCAAGAGTTGTTGTTCCTGAGTTTAATGTGACTGCCAGTGCTTATGGAAGTAAGATTTATTTGCATGGCGACAATGGAATAATTAAGAATATATGAAAGAAGGAACTCAAATCCGTTTCATCCGCATACTACTGATTTTATCAGCGATTTTGGTGGTGATAGTAAGGATATTTGGATAGGTATTTCGGTCTTCAATATAACAAAAAATGATAACCATAACCATAAACAAAAAGAAATACAGAGGGATTTACAACTGGAAGGACATCACCCTTGAGAAGTTCAGCCAGCTTTCGGCTATTCCTATCCCGGAGAAATACGAGGCGTTCATCCTGGCAGACGGCAAGTTTGAGCATGGTATTGACGCTTATGTTGATGAGATAAGTAAGATCGGTGACTATGAGTTAAACATCGTATTCCCTGACTTCTATAAGAAAGTAATCCTTTGCCTGACAAATATTCCTGAATCACTGGTTAATATACTGACAACTGAGCAGGTAAATGATCTTTACGATTACTATTTCAAGCCGTTTATCCTGACGCTTATCTATCATATCCCTGTGATCAACTTCATGGCAAAGATTGAAAGATACCAACCGGAGGATATAAAGTCTTTCAGGATAGGATTCCATAAATACTACCTTCCTAAAACTGTCAGATTAGACGATCAGGATATAGAACTGTTTGATGAGCCGGTAATAAGTTATCTGGAAGCTGCCGATCTGTTCAGGGGAATAAAGATCACGAAGGAAGATATAAAAAGACTTTCAAGATTTATGGCTATCTACTGCCGGAGGAAAGGTGAACAGTATGATGAATCAAGGGTTTTGGAAAGGCAGAACCTGTTTATGAAAGCTCCTATGTCCGTTGTCTGGTCGGTTTTTTTTTACACCTCAAGACGCTTAACAGACTACACAGGGACTATCCGGTTATTTTCTCAAGGCCGTCAGATCCAAGAGGTCGTACAACTGGCACGGCTTTACAAAAATACGGTAACAGAGCCATCATCTACGAGGCAGCCAGTTACGGAGGATTAGGAACAGTAAAGGAAATAGAAAAATGTAAGCTATATGACTTCTATCACTACATCGGGTTCAACAGACAGCAGGCAGATAGAAGCTAAAGCGCAGATAGAGATACTTGAATTTTTATTGCAGAATCTTTGTGACTGCGAACTTAACGACAAAGGAAGATTATTTATAAGACTACATATTAAAAGACTTAAAAAGAGACTCAATGACACTGGCAGCACTTAAACAGATCCTTCAGGTAACGACAGGCACATCAATAGCTGAAGTAATCTTCGACTGGGATGAGTACCTCAAGACAGCCCGGAAGATTTCTTACCCGGCTGTGCTTTGGGAGCTGGGAGGCGCAAAGTTCAAGAAGGATGGACGCACAACCCCGGCGCAACCTTCAAAGACGATCACCCTTAAACTGTTTGCTATGCAGCTTTATAATGATAAAAAGGATGATAAGGTTGTCATTTGGGACCAGATAGAAGGGTATGTTGATACCTATCTGAATAAGATGAACGAATCATCCAGACTGAACATCAACGTCAATGATCTGAGTGGAACATATTACGGACAGGGAGCAAAAGACCCTGAAAGAGAAGTAGGACTTTCTTATGAAATGGAGATAGAACTTAATTGCTAATGAGTATCGGAACAGACATAGAACGGATTGAACAAGTTATCACTGAGTTTCTTGCAAACGAATGGGAGGCACAGGGCCATCACATGACCGGCAAGATCGTCAAGGAACTTGAATGGAAAGTCAAACAGGAAGTTGACAGGTTTATCCTGACAGGTATGATCTATCCCTATGGGTTCTACCAGGCAACGGGTGCAAAGTGGCCCGGTAAGATGCCTCCTATTGAAGCATTACAGGGCTGGGTTAAAAGCCGTATGTCGATAGGTGACGATAAAGAGAGCAGGTCAATAGCCTTTGCAATAGCTAAGTCCTTAAAGAAGTCCGGTATGCCGTCACCCGGAAGTAATAGGTTTTCTTCCACTGGCAAAAGGACAGACTGGATTGAGGAAGGAATGAAAAAAGGGGAAGATAAGATAATGGATGCTATCGGTGAACTGTCAAAAAATGTCCTGTCTGTAAAGATAGATGTGATACTCAAACAATGGGAACTTTCAATTAATACTTAATACTATGTCCCTGACACTCAATACAACCCCTGTAAGTATATCGAACTCCGCTGCGTTCAACGTGGCTACTTCCTTATCTGAGGACAGTTCTCATGTTAATCTCAGGGTACGGGCTGATATTTACCACGAGGGAATTGTAAAGGCAACAGTAGAACGACCTAAAGGGTTGGCTGACTTTGACTTCGGAGATATTCTTAAATCGCTTACTCCGGGGTTGCTCTTTGCTAGGGATTCAGGTGACATTGTAAAGACCGGATCAATAGGATCGAATCTTATTACAGACTTTCCTTCATCAGAAGGTACTTTTGACACCCTGACAGTTACAGGGGAATATATTAATGCAGCTGTCAAGGCTGCTGCTGCAAATACGTTTGCAACATCAAATAACATCACAGTAACGGCAGGGGATATTTATTTGCTTTTCACCTATTCCTTTAATTCATCAGGTGCAAACAGTCCGTATTATAAGATTGAAGGAACGCCAATCACTCAGAGAGGATGGGACCCGCTAGTAAATAATAAAGGGATCATTATCATACCAACGGCAAACGGAACAATAAACATAAAGGTTGGTCACTTATCGGGAGGACTTAATTTCAACGGCTACTTCTATTTATATAAGATAACCACAAACCGGACAACTATCGGAAGTCCACTAGCTCCTTACTTTGTTAATTTCACAGAGGTATATGAAAACTCATCAGGAGTAACCACTACCGGGGCAACATCCGCAACTCAGGTATTCAGGTATGTGCCAGCTAAAGGGGATGGTGTTTCTTTTGCTGAATATGTATTACATGATGAATACGCTCAGTTTGCCAATAAGACTATCAATAGCACAGTAACAAAGTTCTTTACCGCTACTCCTTACGAATATTGGAAAGTCTTTTTCACCGAGTATGTCAACCTTGAGTTATTCTATTCAAAGGATGGTGGAGCGTATAACCATGCCACGCATCCGGTATGTTACGAGGGTTGGGGTGTTGTGATTATCAATGTCGGTGAATTAATGGCAACAGTAGCAACATCGCTGATCTTCTATATGTGTGACCTGACGGGAATACAAATATCTATCGCTCAAGGTGTTTATCCTGACACTAAATCTATTGATGAAAGGGTCGTTTTGGAGTTTGACGGGCTTGTAGGAGGGAAAGAATACCTTGCCTTTGAAGGATTGAAGGACCAGGAGTTTACTACCATAAGAAACTACTTTAGCGGAAGCAAGAAGAACAGAAAGCTCATTAGTGCAGACGGGATCTGCCGGCAGACGCTTGAGACCCTTTTCAAAGATCAGGCAAATACTGAATATCTAAAGAGTTTACTAATCTCCGATAATGTTAAAAGGCTTGAAGCCAGTTATGCCACGCCAACGGATGTAACAGTAGTAACGGACGGCGTAACTATCAACAAGGGCCGGGAGTTGTTCACCAATCAGATACAGATTGAATATGAATATTAGTCTGTACATCGGAACTGAAAAGGCTGATTTCAATGAGGCTTTTAATGTTATGTTCTCAATAGGAGATGTGAGGAACTTTCAATTTGGTAGCAATAATAAATCCTATACTCTTAATCTTCCACTGACAAAGACCAATAAAAGGCTTCTGTCGTATATTAATCAACCGGATGTTAAAAGTGAAACAAGTAGTATAGGCCGGTTATTTTTAGGGGACTTGTTTGTTATTCAGGGGAAGGTAAAGATACTCAGTTTAAGTGATCAGGCGGCAAAGGTCATAATAAATTCAGATGATTGGATTGACTCACTTGGTACAAAGAAACTGAGCGATTTGAATTTGACCGATCAGGATCACTATTTGGATTCTGCAACGGTCTCGGATTCGTGGTCTGCCAGTTATCCATTTTATCGTTATCCAATGATTAACTTCGGAGCTTTAGCGAGTGCCGAAACAGGAACAACAGCAAACTGGCTTCCGAATGATTTTATTCCTATGTTTTCGGTTTGTCAGATAATCGAAAAGATACTATCTCCTTATACTATTTCAAGCAGTTTCCTATCTCTTGCAGCAATAAAAGACTTATTTATTCTTGCAAAGGAAACAATCGCAAACGATAAATATATTAATGATAAGGCATTTGAGGCTAAAGTACTTAATGCCTCAGATAACAGCGTAAACGGAACAATTAACGCTGGTCAGACTAAATCGTTCACCATCACTGACGCAGTGATGGATCTTCAGAATATTATTACTGATCAGGCAAGTGCGTTCACAGGGAATCAATACACCATACCCGAATCAGGAACTTATTATTTATCTTATGTTGCTGTGCCGTTGTGGGTAACTGAGCCGGGAATAACGATCAACTCCCAGCAGATAATATTGGAAATCAGGAGAACAAGGGGAGCTGTTACCGATGTACTTACTACCCAGACAGTAAATTATTCAAGTACTAATATCTTAAATACAACATACACCCTGCTTGCAAAGTATATTTATTTGGAGGCTGGGGATATTGTTTTTGTTACAAGGTTCGTTACTCAGTCTCTTACTAATACCTCTATTGATCCGATTGATATAAATATTAGTTTCACAACTTCAACGGACTTTAAATTCATTTGGAATAGTGTCTGTCTTTATACGGGGTTAAACCAACTTGTAGAGTGCGATAAGAAGATGCCAGACATGACACAGCTGGAGTTTCTTACCGCAATAAGGGACATATTCAATTTAAGGTTTTGGGTTGATAAGATCAAACAGGTCATTTATATTGAACCCTGGGACTCGTTTATTTCTTCCACTGTGGTTGATCTGACTGATTACCTCGATAATGATGATATCCCAAATGAACTGTTAAGTAATTATTTTAATAAGCAGATAACCCTGAAGTGGAAGGATGATTCAAGTGATAAGGCCTATGAGGAATATCTAAAGACAGCAGTAAGTCCAAATAGTAAGGATATAATATTAACAAGTCTATTCACGAAGCCGGAACCCATTACTATCGAACATCCATTTAGTTCATTCATCAAAGGGATTAATTCAACCATTGGAGAATGGTATGTAAGCGATATTCCAAGAATATGGAACACTGCTGTTCTTGACGATGCACCGATAATCTTTGACAGACTAACGAACTTTAATACACGAATAGTCAAATGGGAAGGTTTAACATCGGGGTTTACCTGGTATTATGATTCAGTGGCTAAAACTACTTACCCGAAAATATCTCCGGTTGATTGGAGTGCCACCTATTCCGCTTATTGGATTAAATTCTACCACTATATTGACAAAGGAAAACTGTTCACTGTTAAGATCAAGAATAAGCCGTTATTCCTTCAGCAGTTTCAGATGGTAGTTAACACGGCCACTAGCGAGGGATTCAGACCTACATACATGATTACTATCAAGGGCATAGATCATTATTTCGTTTTACAGAAGATAATATCAGATGGGGTTAATTGTGAACTTGAGTTAATACTACGGACATGAACGATAAGATCATAGGATATAGGGACGGCAGAAGGGTATTCCTGAAGATTGATGATATTGCCAAAGCAGCAGCTGACGCAATTGATGTTTCTTCTACTGTTAATAGTTACCTTACAGTTCATCCGGTTACTGGCATAACAATTAACGAAGTAAAATCCGATGGAGATATCCAGGCAGCACTCAGGGACGCACACGCACCCGGAAGCGATAACCAGGATCTTTCTTCTTATGTTAAGGGTGATGATGGAAGACTCTCAGACGCAAGGACACCAAAGACACATACGCATCCTTACGAACCGACAAATGCAAATATCCAGAGTCATGTTTCTTCTGCTCATGCACCAAGCAACGCACAAAAGAATAGTGATATTACACAGGCAGAGATAGAGGCTAAACTAACCGGGGCAATAGCATCACACTCACACGATCAACTGGCATGGCTATCTCCTTATAGAACTATCCTTGATTCATCCGGTTCGCTTACTGCTGCAAAAACGGCTAACACTTATGGCATGGGTCAGGGTGATCCGGTGGCTGTGACAGGGACGGGTACACTTTACCCATTGAATACAATTTATATCGCAGCAGCAGACTATCCAACTATCAATAGTTTAAGTGCAAAGCTAAGGATCAGGGCTGTGATAGAGTGCAATGACGCGGCGCCGTTTACAGGAACATTTAAGATAGGATTACACCCTGTTACACGTCCGGCAACATCAGGAGGCGCAGGGCTTTGTATTTATACCATCGGTTCTCCTGTTACCGGGTCTCAGGCAACGGGTACAAACCTGGGAGCCGATTCACAGAATAGCCTTGTAGGGGCTGATTTTGCACTACCGGCTGACGGGTTCTATGTCCTGGCGGTTGTTACATCCGGCACAATGGCAACCAGTTCACACGTTCATATTTCGGCAAGTTTGCAAATACATAATGCTTAAATGACATGGCAAAAGATCAGGAAAAGGTAGTCGGTATTAAAGTAGAGATAAGCGGAATTTCAAATGAACAAATAGAATTTGAAAGACTTGCGATTAAGATCAGGAATACCAAAAAAGAAATTCAGGATCTTAATAAGGCTGTTACTGCACAGGGAGGTATGGCATCAAATGAGCAATTACAACAACTTGCTGCTTATCGCCAACATTTAACTAATCTACAAGACGACCATAAAAAATTAGGAACTCAATTAGGTTATACAAAGAAATCTTTAAGCGAGTTATTTGCACAGTTCCAATCAATGCCAGGACCTATTGGAACAGTAGCATCAAGTTTGTCAGGATTGGCTACCAAATTAGGCGCATTAGGTCCTATTGGTGCATTGGTAGGGGGTGGATTGTTGGCTGTTTCTGCACCGCTTATTTCATTCTTTAAAAACTCTGAGGAAGGCGTTGAACTGCTTGAAAGGAAAGTTTCAGGATTTAAAGCATCTGTATCTGTATTGCGAGGCGAGTTGGTGGCTCTCGGAAAATCAATGGTAGGCGATTCAGGAAATTCTCCTACAAAATGGGGAGATGTATTTTCAAAAATTGTAAAAACACTTGGTACTACTGTAAATTTAATTCCGGGATTTAAAGAATGGATTGACAAAACAGGCAAGTCAATGAATGATGCCAGTGTGGCTGCGGAGAATTATAAAAAACAGGAACAGGAATTAGAGGATTTAGAAAGAGGTCTGATAGTAACAAGGGCAGAGTCAAATAATAAAATCGCAAAGGCAAATGAACTTTATCTTAATGATAAGTTGCCAATGGGACAAAGACTTCAGGCTTTAAAGGATTCTATAAAGTTTGAAGATGAACAAGCAGATAAAGAAATACAAATTGCAAAGCAGAAAACAATACTTATCAGTTTAATAAATGATGAAAAAGAAAAGACCGGACAGTTAAGGGATGAAGATAGGAAAAGATTACAAGAGGCTATCGCTAATGAAATAGACTTGGAAACTGCAAGTATTGGTAGGGTCAGAAAAACGGAAATAAGGATTAAAAAAGCGCAGGATGAATTAGCTAAAGGGGAAAGAGAAAGAGTTGAAAATGAGAAGAAAGCCCTCGAGTTGTCTGTCGAAGCAAATGAGAAAGCATACAAGGAGATTGAGGACGCTCACAAAGATTCTATTGACAAAAGGGAATTACAGATTAAGGGACTTACAGATGTTGAACTAGACGAACTGAATAAGCGGGTAGACGCAGAATATCAGGCAGGGATTCAAAGTGTAAAGGACTTTAAAGATGCCGAAGACAAAAAGAAAAAACTGGCTGAAGATGAAGCAGAGTTTGAAAGGGATCTTCAGGGTACTATCATTCAGGGCGTTCAGGGCGTAGAGGAAGCAAACTTCGCAGCATGGAAAGAGCGACAGTATGAAAAGATGAATGTCGAAATGAATGTTGCGGGACTGACAGCAGAAAAGCAAGAGGAAATACGTTTAAAATACGCAAGGGAAGCAAGGAAACGGGAATACTGGGAGATATTTATAAAGGGTGGTTTGGCATCACTTCAGGCCGCAGCAACATCAAAGACATGGAAAGAGTTTTTAATGCACGGGATAGCAATTTCAGCAGAGGTAAATGCTGCGGTTGTGGCTTTAAATTCTCAGCCTTTAGCCTCCGGTGGCCGTGTAGGATTTTCTCGTCAAGGGTTGAAACTACATAATGACAGGTCAAGAGATAATACCCTTGTCTATGCAATGGAAGGTGAAACATTCTTAAATGATCGTCAGGTAGCAATGTTAGGCGGATCAGGTACTATGAGGCGGATCGGTGTCCCTGGTTATGCTGACGGCGGTTATGTTGGTACTCAAGCCCCGGAGATTCCGGCTATGGGATTCGATTTCAACAGGCTTTCACAGATGATGAACCAGATACAGGTAGTACTCGATGTTAACAAATTGAACTCTGCACAGAACGAATTACAGGTGATCAATCAGACGAATAGGATATAATGACGGATGTAAAGGCGGAAACGGCAAAACTATTAAGGGATGAATTTAACATTGATCCTAACGTGACCAACTTACTATTCGATAAAGGAATGTTAAACTTTAAGATATGCAGGGACATTCTTATTAAGGAGGAATACAGACGCAAGGCACAGTCTAAGGAACGGCAACGATTAAAGGGTCGTCTGGCTGAAAGATATTGTGTATCGTTAGAACTCGTTAGGAAGATTGTAGAAAAATAAATGGTAAAATGTTTACCAAATACATATTGTATTAAGGAATAAATTTGTTTCAAAGTATATCACAGTAACATATTAAAAAACAGAAAAAATGAGCTTGGCTATTTTTACCCAAACATGCGCGAAGAATACCAGCGGAGCTTCCAAAATCTTCATTGCGGAGAAATCGGTTGCTACCGCTTTTACTATTACTTCGAACGAGATATCCGCAGTAACTGGGACAACCCCATTCATGCGGGTGGATGCTATTCAGGATTCAGTCTATTGGAATGAAGTAGGCGAATCTGTTGGACTTAATAACTGGAAGGTGACAAACGAACTAGGGTTCGATGTTATGCCTCCTTCCAAGGATACGAGTACTTTCCTTCAGGCACTGATTGACGGCTCACCTTGCGGATTCTTTGCCATCATAGTTGATGGTAATGGCAAATGCTGGTGTGTAGGTCACAATGCAACTGATGTAAGGAACCGGCCTCTGATCTTGAAGAAACAGGATCATAAAACTGGCAAAGGGCTTGCTGAAGCTACCGGAAACACTATACCTATCGTTTTAGGGAATGAGTGCAGCGGTCTGGCGCTTCCTTTTGACAGCACTATCACAGCCGGTATTCTTGCCGGAACGTATAACGGAATTAAATGGAGTTAATCATGACAGCACAACTTAAAGTTAGAAAAGAGTTCCAGGAGAGTGAAGTTCACTTTGCTGCTCATAACAACAGCTATAAAGTAAAGCTGTCAGAGGCCAGTCAGGAACAACTTCAGTTGATCAAAGAAGCTGGGGTAGATGTTTTTGAGGTAGAGAACAAAGCGAAAGATAAGTAGCTTTTAAGCTCGAATAATTTTTGAAGGGGATCGGTTTTTCCTTCCCCTTCTTTATCTCTACCACTATGAGCGAACAAGAAATTACATTCCTTGAGCAACTTCAGGGCAAATTCGATAAAGCCATTGAAGATATTGAACGCCGTCACACCCGCACAGTAACGACAATAAGTGTGCTAAGTGGTGCGGTGATGGTCATTGTAGGCATAGTACTTGCATTTACCCTTCAGTCCTTCGGGACAGTAGGCAAAAGATTATCTGACACTGAAGCAGCCAGCCTGAGAAACGAAAAAGATATAACATATATACTTCAAAACACCCCTTCAAAGAAATCGTTTAACATGATCCTTGAGTCGATCAATCAACAATCGAAGATTGAAGAAGCATTTTTCCCTAACAACATCAAAGAGGGAATCAAGGAGATGCGAAAGTTCAATGAGGAACAACGTGCAGAGATTATGAAATATGTCTCTGATATTAATAACCGGGGTGAAAAACTACCAACCAAATGATTTACAGACCTGTTTACTTCGATCTTCACGAACTTGTTTGTCCTGATGTATACGCCACTTATGGAGAAGTTGCATGGTCGTTCTTTGATCCAAGACTACTAAGAACTATTGATGTTCTGAGGGCAAGACTTAATAAACATTTTATCGTCAATACCTGGCATGAAAAAGGCATCTATGATGAACGTGGACTAAGGTGCATTAAATGTTCTACTGTCAGGAAAGCAATAGAAAAAGATCAGATGTATTTCTCTGCACACATGGAAGGTCAGGCGATTGACTTCGATTGTGAAGGAATGTTGAGCGGAGAAACGAGGGAATGGATCAAAAAGAATTATATGTTACTCCCTTATCCAATAAGGCTTGAAGCCGATGTTAACTGGATTCACCTTGACGTGAGGGAGGTTGCCGGGATTAAAGTTTACGAATTTAAATCATAAAACTATGCAATACTATTTAGCTGTTTTCGCTGGGACATTTATTTACCTCCTCTTACAACTTAATGGGGTATATAATCATCCTGAATTTGTCTGGAAAACATTTTTAAAGACTAATTGGATTCCTACACTTCTGAACCTTGTTATCGGATGCGTTCTGGTAGCAATGAAAGAGGATCTTGCAAATATCTATCCTATTACCCTTGTTTCGGCAATGATGCTGGGTGTGGGTGGTCAGGCTTTGATAAAGAAACTATCAAATGTATTCGATAGTAAGGTCGATACTGTGGTAGGTCTATAACCAATAATCCTTTTATGCCAAATACGGCTTTTCATCAGTTAAGACGAAAGATACTTTTCGAGTATTTAGAGAAATTTCCAGATGCAGGTAGTCATACCCTTGCGAGAATGTTGCACAGGGATCAGCCATTGTTCTTTGAAAGCCATGAGAAAGCCAGAACATTTGTCAGGATATACAGGGGTTTACATGGTAGTCAATTAAGAAGTGATATACAACAAAAAAAATACTATCGCAATGCAATATAACTGGCCTGAATCATTTGAAGAAGACTATGACCATTATCACTTACCAGATAACCTAAGAAATAGCCTGTTACTTTCTGATATACATATCCCGTTCCATGACATTGGAGCTTTGAATGAAGCGATTAACTACGGCATAATCAAGAAGATTGATAGTATCATTCTTAATGGTGACATACTGGACTGTTATATGCTTTCCAAATTCCAACCTGACCCACGTTATAGGAAGTTTGGTGAGGAGATAATCGCAACCCAGCAGTTTATTAGGGTGCTTAAAGGAGCTTTCCCTAATGCTAAGATATTCTTTAAGCGTGGCAACCATGAAGAACGCTATGAGAAGTTTATGATAACCCGGTGTGCGGAGTTTTTAAGCATACCTTCATTTGATTTTGAGAGTGTTTTAGGGTTTCGGGAATTAGGCGTTGAAGTTGTGGCTGATCAGAAGATCATCTATGCCGGGAAGTTGCCAATTTTTCACGGTCACGAATTACAAATGAAAGCTGTATCGGTCAATCCAGCCCGTACATTGTTTTTAAAAACTCACGTAAGTTCTATTTGTTCACACCTGCACAGGACATCACAACACACAGAGCCTTCCTTAAACGAAGATATAACGTGTTGGTCAACGGGTCACCTGGGAGATCCTCACCCAAAGTATGCAAGGATTAACAAGTGGAATCATGGATGCGCCAGGATTGAGAAGGATGCAGACGGTAATTATGAGGTTATAAATGTGAACCTGACAAAGAATAAACTATTCAGGATATGAATGAACGGGTATATATTGAATGGTACGATGCTTATACTCTCGACAGTTGGCAACCTGTAAAAGAGGCTACCGAGATGCTACAACATAAGTACATTGTCAAAACTACGGCTTGGTTGCTTGAGGAAACGGAAGGTTTTGTCTCAGTCTGTCATTCTCATACCCCTGTTCAGATAATGGGTTGCCTACATATACCAAAGGAATGTATTGTTAAAATGGAGAAGCTATGAAACTGAAATTTTATCTAATCATTGCGGGTGTGGTTATCCTTGCCGGCTTGACTGTTTATATCAATGCAGTAATCGTGCAGAATAGAAAGTTAAAAGTTGAAAATGCACGGTTAACGGGCAATCAGGCTGAACTACTTGGCAGGGTTGCACAGTATCAAAAGCTGAACCTTACCTATAAAGAGATTGTCGCTAAAAAGGTCCTTGCCCTTGATTCGCTGGCAAAGTTGCTCAAGATAAAACCAAAGGAGATTATCAAGGTAGTTGAGAAAATAATTACTCAAGAAGATACAAGCAAACATCAGGCAACCGTTACTCCAGTTATTTCACCAACTGGCAATCCCTTAAAGAACACTTGGCAGATAAGCGATTCAGGCAAATGTTACTTATGGCAGGGAGTGGCAAGACTGGCAGGCGATTCCTTAAATGTTACAAAAACACTTTTTTCCTATCATAACAAAATAGATGATGTGTTTTGGCAGAAGCGGAAATATAACTTCCTGTTCCTTCACTTTGGTAAGAAAACAGTCTATCAGCAGTCAACAAGTGAATGTGGTAATTCGGTTACTCGTGAAGTAAATATAATTAAGAAATGAAAACACCAGGTAGTCACCGGTATATTAAGAAGCCAAAGAAGCGGAGGCCGGGAGTGCATAGTAAGAACATGAACAAACATAAATCGTTCAAGGAATATAATAAGCAAGGAAGATAGTTGTGAAACCCCACGTTTCACAGTCACCCAGGGAAGTGGTTAACCCCTGGTAGTTAATGAGGGTCGGTAAGTGCCGGCCCTTCTTTTGTGAATAACTTAATTTGGATATGTCACAGTGATATATTTACTTTGCTTTTGTATTGCGAAGGAATACAATCATAAAGATATTAGGATTAATCCTGAAAGACCCCGGTTGTACCTTCGCTACTTCCGGGGTTTTGAATTTATATATAGCGTATGTTTAAATGTTATGTAGCTGGAAAATTAAATGATGATGCGGTAGGTTATATTAAAAATATGCACCGTATGATTAAAACGGCTGGTAGGTTGCGTAAAATGAATATAGCCGTTTATGTTCCTTGTAATGACTTTTTAGAAGGTCTTGTTGATGGTGAATTTGGGTATGAAGAATATTTTTCTAATTCTCAACCCTGGCTCGAATGTTCTGATTTTGTTTTTGTCTGTGAAGGATGGGAGACTTCAAACGGAACAAAGCGGGAAATTGAAAGAGCAAAGTCTTTACATATTCCAGTTTTTTATGATTTTGAAACCTTAAAATACTGTATAGATCATCATGGAATTTAAAACAAAAGATTCAGGTAAAAGATCAGAGTATGAATCTGGAATGGTAAGAGATACCAATGAAGGGAAAGCCAGGTTTGATCTTATTCATCCGAAAGGAATACCATATAAAGAACAAATATTAACCCGCTTTGCCGAATTAATGGCACGAGGTGCGGTTAAATATACTGCCCGAAATTGGGAAAAAGCAACAGGAGAAGCAGAGTTATTAAGATTTAAAGAATCAGCATTAAGACATTGTGAACAGTGGTTTTGTGGTGAAACTGATGAAGATCACGCTGTTGCTGTATTTTTTAATATTATGGCATACGAGGCGACAAAATATAAATTAAATAATAAATAGGGTCTTTTGACACAGTTTTACCCAGTGTTGATTATATCGAACATAAAACAGAAACAGAGGCGTGAATATGAAAAGTTATATACGACAGAACGACAGCTTAACTGTCCTTGCAAATCGAACAGATTTAGTATATAACCCGGAGTGCAAAACGGTAATCGAAGATTTGAGGCGAAGCAAATCCGTCTGAAGAAAGTTTCAGTTAGGGACATTCACATATTTTCACTGATCTCTTAAATAGAGAGTATCATCCTTGCAAGGGATTTAGAATTATTATATCTATTATCTTTGTAAAATGAATAAACTCGTTGAAATATTAAAGCTCATCCGGAAGAAGAAGATCCGCTTTCAACAGATCAAAACCCCTGAGATGAAGAAACTGGAGAATCATAAAAATCCGTAATTATACCCACTAATGTATATTATTTTACTTTTTACCATGCAATTTTAAACCCTGACTATAGATTTACATGGTTAACTAATTAGTGAACCTTTAAAGTATATACTACCGATATATACTCAGTAGTTGACATATATCAATGATATAATTGACAAGAATCAGAGAAAATAAATAGACAAATATTTGTTTTGTATAATAATATTATAGTACTTTGATCTATCAAAACATAAATTATGAAACTGGAACTCGAAAAACTTATAAATGAATCAGGCGAAAACCTGACGGTTGCAAAACTCGCAAAGGAAATGGCATCAGTGGGGCTGTTTAAGAACCCTAAATCAGCTTATGATATGTTAAGGTATCATATTGCTGGCAAGTCTCGATCTGTTGACTGGGAGCTTCTCAAATACCTCTGCAAGCGTTTTAACCGCAAGGGTACTGATATTATTTCATGGGATAACTAAATTTACTGATATGAAAGAGGTATATTTTTTACACGAAGATGAATTTGATGTATTTTTAGTCGGGAACTTCATACCGTTTTCACATCTGGAGTTGATTAGAAAGTACTCATTAAATTAAATAATCATGGAAACAATTAAACATCGGACAATTCTCGCAGAATCGGAAGACCTTAAAGAAGCCTTTTATTGTGCCACAGGTGAGGACATTGACGATCCTGATACAATAGAGGAAATCTTTGATGAAGTTGATAATTTTTACAAAAGCCTTGAAATAATATGAGTACCCAGTGGCTTTATGACTTGCAATATTCAGACGATTCACCGACAGCAGATGAACCGGTTGACCAAGATGAGATAGACACTCAGGCAGAACTGGACTGGGAGGAAAGACAAAACGACATTTAACCAAAACTATAATGGAAACAATAACACAAACGATTGTAAAAGTAAATGCTAATGAATATGGCATTGAAGAAAGTAAGGCTAAAGAAATTGAAGCCATGTTTACACCTATGCTCGTTAAGATGAGCGAACTCGAAGATCAGTATAACCATATATTGACTCTTCCTATTGAACCCGAAACCTGTCAAATGGCAAAAGACTTACGACTCGCCTATGTAAAAACAAGGACTGGAACAGAAAAAATACATAAAGACTTGAAGGCATTTTATCTGGCTGGTGGTCGTTTTGTCGATGCGTTTAAAAATACCCAGGCTTTTGCATCCGGTGAAAAAGAGAAAACACTAAAGGCCATTGAAGACCACTATGAGAATATGGAGCGTGAGCGTACTGAAAAACTCAGAGTTGAACGCCTTGAAATGATTAAGCCCTACACAGAGATAGAACCCCTTGCGCTTGGTCACATGGAACAGGCTGTATTCGACAATCTATTGGCTGGTTTTAAAACAGCTTATGAAGTTAGGGTAGCAGCAGAGAAAAAAGCAGAAGAGGAAAGACTTGCAGCTATTGAGGCCGAAAAGAAAAGGCAGGAAGAAATGAGGCTTGAGAACGAGAAATTAAAAAAGGAAGCAGAAGAGCGTGAGCGTCTTGCTGAGATTGAACGCAAAAAACAGGCTAAAGTATTAGCAGAACAAAAAGCAAAAGCAGACAGGGAAAGGGCAGTCCTACTGGCAAAACAGGAAGAGGAAAGAAAAGAGCGTGAGCGTCTTGAAAAGGAATTAAGGACAAAGGAAGAAGCCGAAAGGAAAGAGAAGGAACGGATTGAGTATGAGCGTAAAAAACAAATCGAACTGGAAAAGAAAGCTGCACGTGCGCCAGATAAAACAAAGATCATTGCACTATCTGAAACAATTGGTAAGATAGAATTGCCAGAGGTTAAATCAGAAGAAGCAAAGGTAATTATTGAAAGTGCTAAAACACTTCTCCAGAAAATCACAGTATATCTTAATGAAAAGGCAGGACAATTGTAATATGAATAACCTACCAACATTACAGGAGATTTATGACGGCGATCTTGAACTGAAGAACGACCAGAATAAACTTAACATTCTTTTGAATCAGAAACCGAAAGCAGAATGGGTAAAAGATCATCCATTTGCAAGGGGTGTAAAATATATCCCTATCGAAAGAATTGAATACCTATTAACCAGGCTTTTTATCAAATGGAGGGTAGAGGTCAAGTCAATTCACACCATCGCTAATTCATGCGTTGTTACTGTCCGGTTGCACTATCAGAACATTGAAGATAATGAATGGAGCTGGCAGGATGGCATCGGAGCTGCCCCGATTCAGACAGAGAAAGACAGTGGCGCAATGGACTGGAATAAGGTCAGGACTGATTCAGTAATGAAAGCAGCACCGGCAGCAGAGAGTTATGCCGTTAAGGATGCAGCAGAAAAGATCGGTAAGATATTTGGCAAGGATCTGAACCGCAAAGATGAGATTGCCTATGACGGATTGAAGCCAATTATCTCAGATGAAGCCATGCCGACAACCGGGCAACGTGGCAAGGCTCAGTCCTTACTTGACAACTCAACATTTGATCCTGAACAACTCGCATCATTTGAAAAGCAGATATGGTCCGGTCACACGACCACTTTCGAACTTCAGGAGATAATCAATGAATTAGATATGAACCAAAACAAAAAGTACTAATGGCAAACCTTAACATTAAACTGAATCTGCAAAACCTAAAGAGCGTATGCAGATACGAAAAAAGTAAGTCCGGCATGGTAGAGTGCCTGATCATACCACTTGAATCAAACTATCTATTTAAGGGTGAAAAGGGAATTTATCTTGACCTATCAGCTTTTGAACTCAAGGAGAAAAAAGACAACCGAACACACCTTATTAAACAGCAACTTCCAAAGGATGTGTTTAAGGCAATGACTGATGATGAGAAGAAAAACACTCCTATCCTGGGTGATGTTTCAACATGGGAACACTCGGATTCTGAGCCGGTAAGTTCTTCCAAAACACTTGAACCTGAAAGTGATCTTCCATTTTAGATGAAGCGCAAACTAACATCGGAGATCGACCGTAGTATGGTTATTGCACATATTCAGAGATTGGATATAACCAATAAACTATACACGGTTGAGACTCTGGAAAAACGTGCCGGTAGGTCCATATCTCAAAATAGTCTTTACTGGCTTTGGCTGACTTGTATTGAACACGAAACCGGGACTAACAAGGATGAACTTCACGAAATCTTTAAGCATAAGTTCCTACTCCCTAAAGAGGTCAATGCGCTTGGAGAAAAGATACAGGTCTGGACCACTACCGATAAAGATACTTTGCTTTTTAAGCAGTACCTGGATAAGATTCAAATCTTCTCTTTAACGGATCTTAAAATCATATTACCAAACCCTGAAGATCAATACTGGAATGAATTTTATGAATACTATGTGGATAAACTTTAAAAGACTATTCCGCAAAAGAAAGATAAGGATTTTAAAATATTTGGATTTGACATTACCAAAACTTAAAAGATGAGAAATAAAGATTATGCACCAGTCGGTGCAACATGTCCAGAAATAGATTCAGTAATTGCTTTTATAGATAGCATTGACTGTGAAGATATTTCTGTTTCATCAATTAAAGCAACTATTAATTTATTAGAGAATATTCGCAATGCAAATGATTTATTGAGAGGGTGGGGAAATGGGTTGTATGAGGAAAATGAAATTCTTGAAGAAAAGATTGGTGAATTGGAGAACTCTATATCAGAACTCAAAGATGAATTATTAGAAATAAAAGATAATGCAAAAGTACATCAAAACATATCTCGACCATTTTGAATTGGGAGAACAGGATCTCATCACTTGCGAATGTTGCTTGAAACAAGGCAGGGTGGACTCCGGAGGATTTGACGTGCATCATGTCAATGGACGGGGTAAGGGCAAAGATATAATTTCCAATCTGGCCTGTCTCTGCCGGAATCATCATATGGCTGTTCATAACGGCAAAATCTCAAAGTCAGAGTTACAGTTGATTCACAATAATTTTTTAGTCGGAAATCGTAAAGTATTCATAAGATAAACATGGTAACAACTAAAGTATTTATTGATATATCACCCAAAAAGGAATTAAAGGTTTGCGGTAATTGTAGGCACTTTATCAAATGGGGCGTTCACTCTGGAAATTGCTGGATCCAACACGGGAAAGATAAGAGTGAATATAATAGTTGTAAAAAATTTAAGAAATAGGATTAACAAAATGAAAGTTCTTAGAGTCTTTCCACGCAAAACAAATGCAACACCAGACGATGAAAACGTAATTATTAATCGTATGCCATCATTATTTGACGAAGCGGACGAGATTTATATATCTGTGGCATTTACATGGGATATTCCAAGAGCAGAGAAATTATCTTATATGTGGCGATCGGTTGCGCCTGTTTATATTGGAGGTCCTGCTTTCAACGAAGTCGGAGGACAATTCGAACCCGGAATGTATTTAAAAGAAGGTTATACAATTACCTCAAGGGGATGCAATAATAAATGTTGGTTTTGTTCAGTTTGGAAACGAGAAAATGGAGTAAGGGAATTAGAGATAAAAGACGGTTATAATATTCTTGATGATAATCTTCTTGCTTGTTCCGATCAGCATATTAAATCAGTTTTTGAAATGCTTAAAAGACAGAAAAAACCTATCTCTTTTACTGGTGGTATTGAGGCAAAATTATTAAATAATTGGCATATAGAACTATTAACATCAATTCGATTAAAGGAACTTTTTTGTGCTTATGATACGTCTGACGATCTTGAGCCACTTATTGAGGCTGGAAAGATGCTTAAAGAAGCAAACATAACCTACGAAAACCGAAAGGCAAGATGTTATGTACTTATCGGTTATCCCGGCGACACATTTGAGAATGCACTTCATAGAATTAAGCAAACATTAAATGCTGGATTTATGCCATTTGCTATGCTTTGGAGAAACGATAAGGGAGAATTTAAAAGAGAGTGGAGGCAATTTCAAAGACAATGGGCAAATCCAATAATTACAGCAGTCAATAGTAAACAATATAAAGTAGCAATTTAAAGAAAGAATAAAATGAATGACCTAACATTATTCGATCAACCTGTTCCCAAACTGGGAACTTTTCACAACACAATCAATCTCCCTGTTACGGAAGTTAAGCAACGGGAATTGCGTAATGACAGTCAGACCCGTAAGATCCTTGACTTTCTCCGGTTGCACAGTTACGAGAGCTTTACCCCTTTTGAGGTTCAGGAACGGATGAACCTTACCAACGTGCCGATAACATCTATCCGGAGGGCTTTATCCGATCTGACCTTTATGGGCTACCTGGTGCGGACTGATGAGAAGCGCATGGGACGGTATGGAGAAAATAATTACTGCTGGAGGCTAAAATAAGTGTTAAAATATTTGCTATCTTACAATCGTATATTTATATTTGTATCGGAACTTAATGATGCGACAATGAAAAAGGTTAATTACAACATTAATAATACTGCCAGCTCCTGGCGGAAACAATCTCAAGAGGTGTTCCGAGTCGCATCGGCCTTGCGAGATTTTTTCTTTAAGGGGGCTGGCTTCATTTATTTATGAAACCTGAGTATTTATATAGGATTAACGGCTTTGATCAAATAAAGTCTTTTTATTCTTGGCTTTTTAATAATCAGGATAAGGAGGTTAACACCTCTCATGTTAGTCTTTATCTGTTCTTAGTAAATCAAAATAATAGGTCAAATTGGGTTGAATGGTTTAAAATGCCTTATGATCTTGGTATGGCTGGAAGTTGCATAGGAAGCCGCAATACCTATTATAAATGCTTATCTGATTTACAAGAATGGGGTTTGATTGAATATCAAAAAGGAACTAATAATTATAAGGCTCCTATTATAAAATTATGCCTGTTCAAAAATGAGCATCTAACTGAGCAAGTACCAATACCACTGAGTGAGCAAGTACTAGTACCGCTAACTGAGCATCTGACTGAGCCACTGACTGAGCATATATATAAACTATTAACAGATAACCTTAAACAGATAACAGATAACCTTCCGGCGGTCATTGATTTTTTAAAAACGCTAGATTCTCCAAAACCTAAAGAACTTAATATCCCCTTTGAAACTTTCTGGTCCATCTATGATAAAAAAGAGGATCGCCAAAAGTGTGAAGTCAGATGGAAAAATCTCACCAATAAAGAACGTGAAGTCTGTATAGAATCCTTACCGGCTTATATAGCTGCCACTCCTGACAAGCAATACAGAAAAAACCCTGCCACATATCTCAATAATAAATCTTGGGAAAATGAAATCATAAAAGCCAAATCAAAAGACTTAGCTGGGGTTATGGTTGATGATAATTTAGAATTACCTAAAACATATTTATAATGGATAGTCAATTATATCAGGCTCACGCCACAACGATTGTAAAAGAGGTAATGCCTCCAGATACGGTTAACTCATTAGTCAACATATTTCTTATTGATGCTGCAAAAATGATGGGGTCTAGTTATTCAGCCGATACCCTTGAGTTTGCAATAGAAATGGTTAAACATGAATTTGGCTATTTGCCGGTTATGTATATCGCTACTGCTTTTAAAAGGGGATCGCTTGGCAAACTTGGTCCTGGTAGATTAGTTGGTGCAACAATTCACAAATGGCTTACTGAAATATCAAACGAATATCAAAGTCGTAAAATTTCCGAAACTGTAAATGAGGAACTAACATACAAAAAGGATTTTGCTGACTTATTAAAATCTCCTTTAGGTTCTGCTATAAATACTAAGATTGAATGGTATAAAACTGGCAAACTTCCCATTGAGGAATGGGATAAGGTTGACATGAAGGAACTCGCTGAAATGCTTGAGAAGAAATTAGCAGTTAGTCCTTCATTTTTTGGAGTTAAGAAATATGCTTATACAGTTTATTAGTCATGGACAACCCCGTCAGAGAAACAGGAGCAATGCCAAACCTTGAAGCAACATTAAAGTTCATAAGGGAGATCCGCAAGTCGAGACTTCAGCGCAAGATCGAAAGCGAGATCAGAAATCTCTTTGCGGAGATTGAGAAGCTGCAAGCCGAATACTTTGCGGCGAAAGCAACTATTGACACGGCTAAATGGGCCAGGTACATCTGCAAGAAGAACGAGTTAGTTGATAAGATAAACCTTTTAACCAAGATACTGAAATGAAAACTAAACTGCAAATAAAGTCCATCTTCGGAAAACTCTTATTTGAGTTTGAAAAAGAAGATAACACTATCAAAGATACTCTTTTAGAGGCTTTGAAATACGGTGCGAACTTATCCGGTGCGGACTTATCCGGTGCGGACTTATCCGGTGCGGACTTATCCGGTGCGAACTTATCCGGTGCGAACTTATCCCGTGCGAACTTATACGGTGCGAACTTATCCCGTGCGAACTTATCCGGTGCGGACTTATCCGGTGCGAACTTATCCGGTGCGGACTTGTCCCGTGCGAACTTATACGGTGCGAACTTATCCCGTGCGAACTTATACGGTGCGAACTTATCCCGTGCGAACTTATCCGGTGCGGACTTATCCCGTGCGAACTTATCCGGTGCGAACTTATACCGTGCGAACTTATCCGGTGCGAACTTA